AACCATTTACGATAAGATGATAAACTTAAAATGTCATCATTACAAACATCACATTGTGGAATACGTTCTCCTGCCATTAGTTTCTTTCTAATGTCTTTCATGTAAGGAGAGTTCCAGTGTTCTTCTAATGATACCGGATTAAAATCTTCTGCATCTGTTTTAGAATCTTTTACTTTACCATAACGTTCATCATTTGATGCATCGATGTATTGCTTTTGAAACGAATGTTCTTCACGTGACGCACAACAAAGTCTACGTTCACCTTGAGGAGATATATAGGTATGAGACCAAGGAGCCATACAGAAAGTTTTGTTCTTACTTTCTTCTGCACAACTTCCGTCGCTCTTCCAGATAGGTATTATCTTCTTATTCAAGAGTGTAAACTCCTGTTGATTTATCATAGTCACGATTCCATAATTTCGATTCCTTGATAGATTTCTCTACTTCGTCATAATTTATAATAATTTTAGTTTTTTCTTCTTTAGACAGTTGTTTTACAAGCCCATGTGGATCATTATCAATATCAATTATATCGCCTAAACTTTCATAAGGATAAAAGTGACAATCGTATTTGCCCTTCATTTCCTCAACAGACCTACTATATGCTTGATGTGCCAAATCAAATGCTTTGATTTGATGTTCTATATGTCCCTTTTCTATTTCGAAAGGTTCACAAGATGCTATCTTTCTATCTCTTACTACCCAATTACCTGAGTGTTCTGCAATAATAAAACTGCAAATAGTATCTATCATATCATGTCGAAAACTAAAATGTAAATCAGTGACGCCTACTATCTTAAAGAAGTTATGTACCTTAGAGAAATCAAATTCCCAAAGTGAATGTTTGTCTTTTCGTTTCATACCATCACGCAATCCAGCCATGATATTCCACTTCATACACCATTCTATACCGGGGTGTTTATTGTTTATGTCAGATATCAGTCCTAGATACCAATCATATTCATCGTCATGAATTTCAGTTGACTCTAATCCATGCTCATAAAACCTAAATGCAGGTTTGCATACATTTTCTGCTATATGATTTCCTACAACTGTGCTTCCGCTTCTTGCATTGTACATTACTAGATGGCGCCTCATTCAACTTTTACTCCTCCTAGTGCATCATTCTCAGTGTCCCAGCCACCAACTTTTTCGTGAGCATCGTCACCTCCTTCATAGTCTTTTGTAGTGGCTGGGTCACCTGCTCTGTCGCTTACTTTGAATACTAATTCTTTGTTCAAAATCTGTTCTTTAGTTGGTGCGTCCGCTTTTAGTGTGTCGTACCAATCCGCAATAGGTCCTTTGAATACTTCTCTGAAATCATGTCCTCTTCGTACATCAAACTGAGAAAAGAATGCCTTAAAATCATTGTATAGCTTCGGAGTTTCCGCTGTGTTTTTATGAGGTGTTTTAACAATATCAAGATAGTCAATCAATCTTTGTATACTTGCTTTTTCACCTTCAGATAATTTCTGTTGTGGTCTATCTGTTCTAAACCATGCTTCTAGTTTTTCTTTATAATATGTTTTTACTGTTTCTGGAAGTATCGCCGCACTTTGAAAAGATGGGAAACGTAAAATGTTAAGTGTCATAGTAGGCGCACGTTGTCCATATTCATCACGTAGGTCTAACATTTCATCCATAAAATCTGTAATTGTAACTAAGCACAATGAGTTGATAGTCATCATCATGTGTAGCTTTTTTACATTTGATTCTTTTAATACACGATGGATATTTGATTTCCATAAATCATAATCAAGCCCATCACGAATATATTCTGCTTGAGCCTTAGTTGCTTCCATTGATGTATAGATTTCAAAATTAGGAACGAACCAAGACTTCTCAATAAGTTTATCCAACACTTTTGGTTTCTCAGGAGATAGGTTAGAGTTAATAGCAAAACGCATATTACGTCCTCTGTCAGGGTGTTGTTCAAACCATTCAAACAATCTCCATGTGCCTCTATGCATAATAGGCTCACCGCCTGTAATACGAATTTCTTCTAAGCAATCAGCTAAGTCGCTTTCCCACCATTTGTGAAACGCTTGAATATATGGATTGTCTTCTTCTTTCTTTGATACTGGTGCCGCCCATGGTGCATTATCAACAAAGTGACCACGACCATCTGATTGTATATTCTGATACGAACCGTAGGTGTTGATATCTTTAACCCATGCGGTACTAAATGCAGGATTGCAATATGAACATTTTAGATTACATGCTCTATCAAATGATATCTCTAATGTACGTAAGTTTACATTATCGTCCCAAGGCATTTCCATACTCTTGTCGATATCTTCATCTTTAAATATTTCTGTTTTAAATACACGGTCTGATATATGGTCTTTACCCATATCTTCAACTTTCCAACAGTATTCACATTCAGCAGGACGCTTACCTTCTTGCATATGTTTACGCATAAGTTTTTTATGCTTAGTATTATGAATAGCACTTGGATTGTCTTTGATTTCTTCTAATGGAATCCAATGACCAGGTGGGTGGTGACAACTAGCAGTCTGCCCATGTCCTAGCCAGATTGTAGCATTATACCATTTAGCCGCACAATAACTAGCACTCTTGCTATCTATCATACGTTCTTTATATTGATGGAGAGTTTCACCCTCCCAATGTTTACGACCCATATTTACTCTCGTATTCTTCTTTTGCTTCGTTCCAGAATGCAGTCATTTCGGGGAATGTTTCTAAAAAGTTTAGTCCCCTACGTTTATCATATTGCGAAAAGTATTCGTGAAAACGTATTAAATGATTACTTAATTCTTCATCACTCATATTTAGCCCTTCTTTGGCCCATGCTAAATCACGTTCTAGTTTTAATACTTCATAGTTCTTAAAGCCTGTATACTTACGACCATATAAATCATTCTCTAGCACATTATCTTTCATAAATTCAATATTCTTTTGTATTGAATCTAACATTTCATGGTCTGCTAATTGTATTGTCATCCAGTCAGGATATCTTAAATACGGAATATCAAACCAAACTCTTTGACGTTTCTTTCTTACAAATGGTGGGTGTTTAAATCCATCATGGTCAGGCGGTTGAATTATTTTATCTTCTTGATTTTCATATCCAAATTCTTCACGTAAGTCTAATATCATTTGTAAGAACCCACGTAGATTTGGTATACTCAATAACTGAAACGTATTGATAAAAGAAATCTCTGTACCGTCAGTCTCACTTAATACTCTACGACAATTATTATACAACGTATCAAAGTTTAAACCGTCACGCATATATTCTGCTTGTTTACCTACACCGTCTACACTTACATACAAACTAAAATGTTTACATGCAGGAGCAACATACCAATGATTGCCACTATCAGGGTTAAATCTTTCTGGATCTTCCCATACACGAATTTCTTCTAATGCTTTAATCTTATCAATAAATTTATCCATTAATTTATTATTAGGAGGACACATATTACTTGTGATACTCAAATCAAGAAACGGATTTGGATTTTCATTTACATAATCAAATACTTTAAAAGTATTGTTATCCATTAATGGTTCACCACCTGTCATACGAAAAACTTTCAAGTCTCTGTATATCATTGGAAACCATTTCCAGAATGCTTCGATATATGGATTATCTTTACGTGCAACTTCTAATGGCATAAGACCAGTCTTACGTAGATAATCTATATCATTGTGTCCAGTACCATTGCTAAAACGAAATCCACCATGCTCTTTTACATCATCTTCCCATGCTGTACTAAGATGCGGTGAACAATAAGAACACTTAAAGTTACATGCTTGATTGAAATTTACTTCTACATAACGTGGTGTAATATTATGATCCCATGGATTGTTAACTACTTCGTCCCATGCATCTTTTACCCACCACTCACTTGAACGATAATGTCTATCACTAAGTCTACCGCCCTTTGGGGCATTAGGTGCATCTTCAACGTTCCAGCAATATTGACAACCTTCAGGACGGTCGCCACATTTCATTTGCTTTCTTTCTTCTAATTTAAAGACTGTGTTGTGTAATGCATTTGGATCCTTTTTAAGTTCAGTTAAAGGAATAGGATGCGTTGGAGGATGATAGCAACTATGTGTTCTGCCCTGTGGTAAATGTAAACTAACCTGCAACCATTTCGCCATACACATTGATGGAGAAAGAGCATTAAGTTTGTCTCTTGTTACTTGAGCATCGTCATCATAGTTTGACATTAGAATCTATTTGTCCCAACCAGTTTGCTTCTCTGTTGCTAATGGATTATTAACTCTTGGTGGATTAGTATACACACGTTTAAAGAAAGCGGCTACTTCTGGTGTTGGGTCACATAGTTCCATGTCCATCTTATCTACTAAGATATCACCAATCTCTAAACATGCATCAAATAGTTTTTCATAATCCCATTCTAGTTTTGTCTTTTCACACTTCTGGTCTCCACCTTCGAATTTAGGAAAGACTGTATTTTCAAAATATTCTTTGAACCAATCGTAACTAGAAATGTTTTCTAAAATGAAATCTGGATTAAGATTAGTATCATAACAACCTAATCTAGCACCGTAACATGCCCATATACCATTCTCTACGTTAGCACCAATATTCATCCATGTGATTAGTCGTTCATAGTTTTTAGGCCAGATACGTTTTTTAAATTCATCTACTGGAACTTTCTTACCTTCATCAAGTGACATTTTCGAACCTTCACGATATCCTGCACGAAAAGCCTGAAACGGAGAACCAGCATTATGTACTGTAGAATAAATGTTATTCATTTGAATATAATTTAAATCCCAACAGAAATCAACTTTCTTTGTTTCGTCTACTGCATTTTCATGTGTCTTCATATCTAATACAAGTTGAACTGGCCAACATTTGATCCCGCCATTACCATATACTAAACCGTTAACTACATTTTTTGCAGACCAACTAATAACTGAATTTTCTAAATCAGTACCATCTGGAAATGTTAGTTCGATATCGAAAAACTTTTCATCTACAATGTTATCGCCATCGATAGTAATAAATCTTTCTGTATCACTTTGTCTTGCACACTCTTTATGTGCATTGTCAAATCCTTTGACACCATCTACTCTTTTAGCAAATGGGAATTTACTTATAATATCTGCCCAATGTTCTTCTTTATTAGGCTCATCGTAACTTAGATAAAAAACATCTAATTCGCCGACTTCTAGTTTGCTCATCACGTTCTCCTGAATGAATATGTTTCCAGATATTTCTGGGTATATAAACTTATACTGTATTTATTATATTCGAATTTAACTCTAGTTTCAGAACTCAACAATTTTGAGAATGGTATAGAGACTGTCTGTATAATAAAATCTGGTCTATTTTCATATGTTATAAAAAATGGGTGATGTGTTTTCCCTGCAACTGTAACGTTTTGCTTTTCATCAACGTTTGCATTTTCTATCACTTCCTTACTAGGAGAAAAGCATAACTCTGACCCGTCCCATGTTACTGAGATATCACAATACTTTGTATCTGGTAATCTGTATAACTGCGAATCTTTGCTTCTTTGTTTTATATCTACTTTAGACTTGATAATCTCATAAACAAATATATCATCTGTGTTTACAACCTTATAGTCTGAGAATTTAAAATCTCCTGTAAGAAAAGGTAATATAGCTTCTATAGAAAACCAAGCACTCTTTAACAATGGACTATCTTCTTCTTGTACCGATGATATACTAAGTATATCACCTGCATCGTTGAAGTATACTACTCTTGCGTTTTCAGTTTCATGTGTGAACCCGGTGCTTCTCATATATTCAGTGCCTTTTCATACATATTAATTTTTTCTTCTGTTAGCCAATTCTTTTCAACGTAATGAAAAGGAAGTGACTGCTCATAATTAGCCACACGAATTTTTAAATCATGTGTCAATGTACTTGGTATACTATCTGTCCAAATACCTGATATTTTATTATTAGGAATATTTTGAATATAACTTTTCATATGTACAAATGTAGGTACATCTTTAATGTCATTATCAATTACTTCTTCCTCTAAATCTAATAAACGTATCGCTAATGCGTATGCCAAGTCTGCACTCATCCAGTCTTGGCCTGTTCCTTTAAGAAATTTATCGTAGTACACAGTCCAATGAACCATAATTAATTCAATCATTTTAAACAATTCGAATGCGGTATCAGATTCTTTAAAATACGTGAAATTACTATATACATTTGGTAAATTTAGTTGTGTAAATTTTTTACGATAATAGTCATTTGTTATTTGTTCGTTTCTAAATGTTTTAACATGTGTACATGCCCAAACATCTTTCTTAGATAAATGATCCCACCAATGGTCTACAGGGTGTGTAAACAAAACATCAGTATCAAGAATGATAGTTTCTTTGAATGGTGTCATGTGTGGATATTTCCACTTGTTATGAATTTTCCATTCATCGGCACCAGCATCATCATTCCATGGGATATCAACAATATGGTCAAACACTTCTTTGTGTTTACCTGTAATTTGTGTCTTAGTATATTCATCAACGCATACACAAATTGCATTTTCTTTTTGTGTGGCTTTCAAACTTAATGCTAACCCATAAGCCTGATTAAGATAATCATACTTACTGTTTTGTGCTATGCAAATATATCCTCTACTCATAGAGTATCTCCTTGCGCCATTAATGCATCTATGTTGCGTTCTATTGCAGATTTATTCATAATGTGTATATCTGTGTTTGTAAATCTTGCTAATATGTGTTCAGTTGTTTTATCAGGTTTGGCACAATACATTATAATATCATTACTACTATTAACTCTAAAAATATCATCTAAGTCAAAACTATTGTTTAGGTAATCAATAGGTAATGATGGGATTTTACCTGCTACTTGTCCATTTAAAATATGAACAGCCATTGAAAATGCAAAATCATTTCTGAATAATGTACCTGAACAATTATACAAATAATAATAATACTTATAGTTTTCTTTAATGTGACTAACTAAAGTAAATAAGTTTTCAGTATATTCAGATTTTCTAAAATAGAAAACTGTTGCCCAATACATAGGTATGGAGAAATCATCAATATAGGAAACGTTACTGCCATGTCTACCCGCAACGTCCCTATATTGACAATTAATCATGAAGTCGTTTTCACTACCCCATACTTGGTCAAGAGTGTTACTCATTACAAAGTAATCACAATCGATAACCAAACTTTCTTCGTAAGGTGAGAGGTCATATATATCGCTACGTGACATATTGACGAAAGGTGCATACTGCGATTGTCCTGCAGTATCTTTGAATAGTCTTATATTGCTATCCTGTTTTGATGCGGAAATAATAGTTCTATCGAAATACTTGTTTACTAATTCTTCATTGTCTAACAATGACTCATTATTTGTAATTAAAGCGATTTCATCAAAACCTGATAAATTCTTTCTGACATAACCTGCACATGTACATGCAATTTTTATGTAATCTAGTAAACCATTATTTGTCGCAAAGATTAGAATTCCTTTGCTCATTAGATTTCCAGAACCTTCTCAATCTTACGTGAACTACGTAACTTCTGATAGTCATTGTAATATTCGTTAATTACTTCAAAGTACAAACTAGAAATATCTTCTAGGAACTTTTTAGTATCTTCAATTTTAATTGGTATATCATTTTTATCAAGTAAAATTACTTCTGTTTTACCTGCACTTACGATAGTACTTACAAATCCAATCAATTCTTGTGATACTTTAAATGTACCACCATTGTTACTGTGGTTCAGTAAATTCTGTGTTTTAACTTTTAAGTTGTTTTTATTAAGGTTGAAAGTTTGCATTGTGTTAGAAAACTCTAATGCTCTTTCTAGCCGTGCAAGTTCATCTTTGGACGGCGTAATATTCTCGTTTTTTGACATGGTTATACTCCTGTATTCTTATAATAATACAAGAAAATAGAGCGTTTGTCAAGCCTAAAGTTGAGAAATGTGTGAAAATGTTGGAGAAGAGATTACTACACCATTACCAGATGCATCTTGGTCATCTGCACGTAACAAATCTAGTTGTACTTTTAAGTCTCCTGCTACATAATCTGTCAAATTGTATTGACTTGTAGCATATGCATCAATAAAATCTAATTTAAAATCTATTGCATTGGTTCCGTTTAATCTAGCAGATATCTCAAATTTGTTATTAGTATAGTATCCGCTACTACCGTCACCACCTGACTTTTCATAGATTATGTCATATGATGATGTTAATGATGTAAATCCACCAGAGGGAGTACCTACGCCTCCTGTTGCTTCTGTAAGATTATGAGTTAATTTTACAATACCAATGTTAGAAAACATTGTTGACCAGTCTACACTTTGTTTGTGTGAAGCATCAACATTTGTTAATGATGTATCTAGTCTTAACTCACCACCAGTGTTAAAGAAATGCCTACGTGCATCCTCATCTGGGAATATCACTGACACTTCATAATTTACATTTGCGTTCCAAGTATATACTGCGCCTGCGCCAGGCGGATCAAATGTTTTTGATGATGATATTTTGTTTGACTCAGCGGTCATATACGCTATGTCAAAGTTTAGTTTATTTGCACGAACATTGGTGATATCTAATTCTAAGTTCGGTAACAATTTAACTATTTGTCCTGCAGTTGGAAAACCAGGGTCATTAGTATCTTCCGGTGAGTTGATACTAGTACCCTGGTGTTGCCCTGCAAATTTTAGTGCAGTTAGGAGTAACTGCATATGAGAAGCATTAATTTTTGTGCCAGCGGATACGTGAGGGATAACGAGTTGGTTTTGACCATAACCTGAGTCGCCCGCACCAATTCCAACAATTTCGTTTATATCATCTGCGAAACCGTTATAATCGGATGCTCGTATCTTTCCTCCTAAATAGTAACTCTGTGGCATATTGTAATCCTATCTCTTGTCATGCTAGAAAATCTATGCTAGATTGTCTATTACCGTAAAACTAGGATTTGCTACATTAACAGACCCTGCATCTGAGTTACTTAACTTTAATGCATTGATTGTTACTGTAGATGTTCCAACTGCCTGGTCTGCTCCACTCCAAGACCATGCGCCGCCATATCCTGAACCAGAACCAGAACGTGCCGTATGGGCATCTGCTAAAATAGTTTTAACGTAGATTTCTGCTCCTGATTTATATGCTTCGATAGATATATAGTTTGTGCTATAGTCACTATCATCTGCATATTCTTTTTTGATTTCTACATAAGATGTAGTTAGGTCTGAATATTTTTTACGTGTTGAAGAATCAACGTTAGTTGAATCTGTTGGACGTACTGAAATTCTATATGTTCCCAATTCTGCTGTTAATTGTTCCCATGAAGTACCTTGTTGATTATTGCTTGTATCTGAGTGTGATGCTGAAATTCTAATTTCACCACCTGCTGAGAACCATGCATTCATAGTTGCTTCATCATTGAATGTAACTTTTACAACTTGTTCTTTTGTACCGTTCCAATCTGAGACTGTTTGTGAAGTTTCTTGTGCAACTGTCATGTCCCAACCACTTGAATAAGTCCAAGGGTTATCAAAATGGTCACTGATAGTAGTAGTAAACGATGTCGCATGATTATAAAACTGCTCATCTTGAACTACATCACCAGCATTAACCGCCGTAAATGGGTTTGTAATGTTATAATAATTTGCTACCTTACTTGCCGCAGAAAAAATAGAATCTTGATATGCATCATCAATCACATCTCCTGCCGCAGGGTTGGCCGCTACCGTGTGACTTTGGTTATAGCCACCGTGAACACCTGTTCCGTTTAGTATCGAATTTAAGGTGTCTCTTAGTGTACTTAAGTCACTGTTTGATATCACCGCCATGTTTTTACTCCTAAATTTGACTAGTCAATTAAATTCTTAATCAAGAGGTATTTCCGGATTTCTCTTAACTAAGTTGAATAGTTATCGTATAATCTATTTCGATAGTCCTATTCGCTGACAATAACACAGGATGAAAAGTCACATGTGTTAACATCAGGGTCTTTGTTTCGTCTAATACGCCAGCATCTGTTACACCAGCTAATAGACCAATTTCATCAAATGTAAATGCAGACACACTAGGACTATGAGTATTACTATCGGTTATTGGTAAATCAACACTCGGATCGCTTGTTTTTACCATAGCCTCATACTTGTCATGGTCTAGCTTTACATTAAAATTAATTTTCGATGTATTTTCTGGAATTTTAATTCCAGTTTCATCTTGTCCAGGATGAAATACTGTATTAGTAGTCTCCTGTTGATACGTTTTAGCATATAACTTTGAATTACTCGCAGTCATATCCAATTTATCATATGTTGTGAAAACTCTTGGAGAACGGTACGACAATGTAGTAGTTGAATTACTACCGCCATTACCGAATGCCATCCAATTGATATATGGTGATGTACCAGTACCGTTGACGCTTGTTGGTTGACCAGCAAGACCACAGGCTAGAACATATGCCATATTTCCTGGATGAATAGCATTTTTCTTATTAACAAGTACCTTTCCTGTCTCAACGTCTGATATTTTGAGCATTCCCACTACTTGTGCTTGTATATTATCTTTAAACATGTTTATCTCTCTTAGTAATCTTAACTATTTATCAAAATACCTTCTATATCCTTTTATTTCCATTCTGGCTTTAGTTTTCCATGTAATACCAATTCAAGTGGTGTATCCAATGCATAAACTTTGTTTGTTGTACCAGATGATGTGTGTAATCCTGTATATAGACCTCTTTCGTCAATAGTAAGGTTCTGTGATGCTTTCTTGTTGTATGTCATAAACTCTATGATACCCGTTGTTTCATTTTCGAAAGCAATCAGTTTCTTATTTTTTTCAGATGCAGTATTGAATGATGCCGGCGTATCTACAACAACCGTAGATCCGTCAAATGATATAGCATTTGATTCGGCTTTCACTTCTATCTTCCATCCACGTCCAAACATATCATAAACAAACATATAAGTTTCATCATGTGTTTGTCTAGTATCGTCTGTGTATCTCTTGACTTTCATAGTTGTGGAATCTAAAAACTTAGGAAGAACTAGACCAGTGTCAAATCCACCTTCATCATTTGTATTTTTATGTCTCGTTCTTAATAATCTTCCCTGTTCCCAAGTACCATCTGCTATATCTGGATAATTGTCTGCATCAACGATATTTTCATTTCCGCCTTCAAGTATATCTGCATCAATATAACGTGAATGGTTACCAAAGTCAAGTTTAATTTTATGTAATTCTTCTATATCTACGTTTGAGTTTACAATTTCATTTTGATTGTAATGTCTTCTCTTAGTTCTCACTTTAACGTGATAAGGTTTAGCTTCATTGATATATTCTAAAATATCTTCCTCACTATCACGTTGATATATTGCGTACTGTCTAAATTCTCTGTGATACAATCTTAAGTCAATGTAACTTGATTTGAATATCCAGTCTGGATATGTTTTTTCATTATACAAATAATTAATCATGCCGAATAAAATGTTATTCATAATATTCGGTTGAGGATAACCTTTTAACAAAGCAAACAATTCTTGTATCTGTACACCTAGTGCATTTTCGTAATACTTTTCTGATGCTTGGTCATTTTCTGGTTTTACCATATCTACATAAGATAAGTTTAATGCACTCTTAGACCTATTAACTAAACGTAGAGCGCCTTCATGTTCGACATAGAATTCATTGTGTGTTGGTAATTCTAATTTGAATGATTTGATTCCTTCTCTATACAGTTTCAGCATATCGAAATCTCTTGTCTTAGATAGATAACCAAATCGTTTAACTTCTTTATACTCATCTGTTAGATACCAATCTTGTAAAGACATAGCCAACTCATCTGGATAGATGAAATCTTTGTAGAATGGGAAGTCACCTTGCAAGAACCTGTTATTCATTTCTTTATTCATAAGTGAAGCAAAGTTTTCTCTGGCTTCTTGTAAGTTTGTAAACCAAGGATTTTCTACAGGTATAATTCTATAAACTCTAACTACATCATCAACCAAGACTGTTACTGATGAAGCAATTTTTAATTTTGCTTTAAAAGGATCAACTGGATCAATGTCAAAACTAATATCTTTAGCATCAATTATTTTTGAGTTTAATGTAGCAACGATATTATCTTTTGTTGCATCGTCAGTTCCTTCACCATACAATCCTGATAAGATTGCAAAAGGTATACTAGCAAAGTTAGGATCACCTAACATAGATTGTTCTACTAATTTTTGGTCATATTGCTGGAACGTTACGTTTGCTATACTGTCAACAAAGTCTCTGAATATAACAGGGTCAACTACGTTTGTATCATAGTCTCCGCCCTCTTTGATGAATTTCCAGTCAACATGTTTAGTATCGATATCTGGTGTTACTCTGTATTCAACTGTAGCCGTAACTTTATCATTTTCAAATACGTAAGCGTTGTTGCTTATAATAATTTTGTTAGCAGAAATCGGGATAAATTTATTATTGATATCTCCTGATTCAATTAACATTTTTATTTCTTCAATGCTCAAAGATTTGTTTCCTACAGGCTCACTTCCTATTTCGCTCCAATAAAAATATTCAGTAATAGATTTATTTTTAGTCGTATCGAAATATACTTTAGTTGTAAATGTTGTAATTCCTTCTGGTAGCGTTTGACTCTTTGACCATTGTTTAATGTTGATTTCTGAACCAGGAACTAACTTGCCCCAATACTTTGATACATGTGATTCTATTAAGTTTTTATTCTTATCACCATAATCATTGTATCTGTAATAACGTGCAAGACTTGTATCCCACCAAATCTTTCCTAAATTCTCATCAAGCCATAATTCATTAGAACTTGTTTCATCGTATCCTGCAGGATCTTCCCAAGTTATATAATCAATATCTTTTACCGCTGTTCCTGGAAACTTTAAATTCAATGGATCAAATAATTGATAATTGAAAAAGTTTTCACCATCACGTAAAATCATACGTTTCATGTAATCTGCTTCAAGTGTCTGTGCTTGTCTATTTCTTATTAGTAATGTTCCTGTACTATTTCTAGTTAGGACTGTCCAACCCTCACCGTCAAAATCATCTGCCCAAATTAGTGCTTCTGAGTTTAGACCCAAATCAGTATAGAACTCATCAAACTTTTCAAACTTAAAGAACGGTGTAAATCTCATAGACTTCCAACGCATTGCTTTAAAGTTTGCATTACTTGTTACGCTTGTGTATTCTCTGTACAGTCCTAATTTGTTTAACATAGCATCAGTTGTACCACTAAATGTCAAACTAACATTAGTTGACGTAAACACCATTCTTCCATCACTTGTAATGTTCACTAATACATCATTTGTTTGTGAATTGATTTGGTCTTTGAATTCTGTTGCACTACTGCTAGTAGTTATAGCATTCGAATATGTTCCTACTGGTATACCCAAATCATTAAGTGGGTTACCAATAACATTTGATAGAACAATGCTTGATTGTGAACTTGTAATTTCTAATTGTCTGCCAGATAATCCTTTTGAAACTGTTACACCTGAAACTCCTGCTAGTGCCTGATTTTCTATATCTTCTTTTATGTTTGTCAAAGAATCAACTGCAACTGTTGTAGTTGCGAACCCTAACCTACTCATTGCTCCTGCTGTCACTTCTACAATAGTCAAAGTAGGATTAGAACTTGTAATTGATATCGTACCACCAGTTGCTGTTGCTGTTACTCCATTCAATGTAGGAATTGAGTTTATCTGATTTACTACTGATGTTGCTGTTGGATCAGATGTTGCATTATATGTTCCAGCACTCATACCTAAAGTTGTCAATGCAGTACCACCTAAGTCCATTGTAGTACCAGAACTCGCTATTGTTAACAATCCACCTATTGTAACAGTAGATGTTATATCAGGAATTGTAGACAATTCTGTAGCCATATTTTCAAACTTACTTGCTCTATAAGAAGTTGATGTAGAGATACCTACATCTTGTAACGCTGTACCTGATAGTTCCAACACGCCCGAACTTGTTGTTAATACTAATTCATCATTTGCTGTTTTACTAGCAACAACGTCTACACTGTTTGCATTAATGTTTGTTATGATTGCATCGATATCATCACCTAATACCAACGATATCAATGTTCCGTTAACTTGTAATGGTTTGTTTTGTGGTATTGTAGGTGCCTGTACTGATCCTGTAACTGTTAAATCTGCAAAAGATTTTGTTACACCATCTACTATTACGGTTTCTCCAGCAGACATTGGTGTAGTTTCTGTTGCTGTAGAAGTCTCACTAATACTAGATACTGCACTGTAATCAACTGTTACTGTTGTGCCGTCGATTGTGAATTCATCATCTTTGTTAGAAGACAATGATGTTGTTGCCGAAGCAGTTGTTCCTCTAAATGTTACAAGCGTATTTGAATTTGCTATTGTACCATTTGTGTCATATATAATCATCTGCATTCTTTCATTTGCAGAAATAACTGGATCAACTGTTGCTGACTCGCCGCCTATAGATATACCACTTGATGTTGTACCAGTTCCTGGTGTGTAAGAAAATGTTGCACCATCAATGACTAGGGTATCACCAGCAGAAATAACTGGATTACTTACTGAGCCTATAGCTTCAACACCTTGTTGCGATGAAGTTGGAACAAACAAACTATTGCTTGTAGAACTATCAATCTCAACAATAAGAGGTTCATAGTTTAATTCAAATACTAAGTATTCATAAACTAGTATACCATCAACTGTTTTTGTCCCGTTACTGACTAGATAGTAATAATCAGCAACCTCTGGATCAATAGTTGAGTTTTTAATTTTTAAATATACAGTCTCAACTGTATCAATCTCATTTGTTAAACCAATATATAATTGGTTATCATCTGTTTCACCTACGTAGGCAATTTCTGCAACTTCACTTAATCGTCTTACATCCCATTCTCTTTGTGGGTCGAATTGAATCCATGCAGTATCGCCTTCATATAATGTTTCATTATTTAAGTCTACTAAATCATATTCTGTTTTCACCACGTGATTTACATCATTGCCATCAACATATCCTGTAGTTTTTATAGGATAATATTTTGGTATATCTCTTAATACAAATGGTTGTGGTAGATTACTATACTCAATAGTATGCGGATCACTTAATATTTCAATCGTGTTGACATCTTGTGATGCTTTATAACCATTGTTTAGTTTTCCGTATTCATTAATTTTTACTGCCCAAACATCTTGGTGAGTTATATCTCTAAAGTTACTATTGTTATTAATAATTCTGTTAATAGCAGACTCAGTTCCTTTATGAGATAAGAACCCTTTATAAAATTCTAATGAACTTTCTCTTTCTATTCCATGATTAGAAAGATATGCTCTTTTGCTATAACCTATCTGTGACCCTTTAAGTGTGTTAGTTGAATCTAAACTTTGGTCAATAAGTGTATCTCTATAATATTTTGATTCTTCTGCAATAGTTTCAAAGTTTGGAATTAATACATCACCGTATGTCAAATAACCATCTACTGTTAATGTCCCATCCCAATCAACGTTTCTATTACAATCAATTTGCATACGTAAGTTTCTATTATGATTATGTGGATCATATATGATATCATTGTAACTATCTACTCTATCTACAACAAACGCATGTTCGACATCTCTAATGTCAATTTTCATTCCATAGATTGGAACGTCACTTCTAAAGTTTATTGTTTTGCCATCTGTAGTAAAATTAATTGCACTACTTGGGATTAACCTACCTGATGCATCTACTACACGATAAAAGTTTTTATGTGTTTCTTTTCTTACAGTTGCTACACCATATGGTGCTGTAAAGTTTCCTGATAATAGCATAGGAGATAGTGTAATAAAGTCACCCGGCTCATGTGTTTCTGAACTCCATTCTAAGAATTTTAATAGTAACTCTTTATAATCTATTGTATTACCCTGTTCATCTATATCTGTAAAGCCCCAACCTATTAATTCTAAATATTTTTGATAACCTACCATTAAATGTGCAACATCATCTATTGAAGTTAATATGTCTCCATAGTTAAAAGATTTTATTGCATCATTTTGAAATTCTTTCCAACCATATGCAGTTACAACATTTGTTGTTGGCCATTCTACAAGTTGTTTCCAATCTTCAATGTTGTCATCAAGTAATGTTGTTGATGTGTGGTCACGTAAGCAAACATAAGGCTGACCTTGATATTTCATATAAGCATCTTTTCTGTAATAGAATCCTTCTTGCCATTCATTAAGATTCATTCTATCGCCTTTAGTACTAAACGCTTTTTCACCAGATGTTCTATCCCAATCCATAGCAAAGAATGTAGGATTTATTTCATCATAGCCTTGAATTCTGTATCCAAAAGATTGTGTCTTTGGTTGTGAAATCATTATCCATGCACTGTAGTCAAAGTTTATCGTACCGCCGTTTTCAACTACTGTCTGACCTTCTGTTTTTCTTTTGTAATATTTTTTATCTGATGTATTGTAAACAATGTCACCAATCTTATAGTTAGGTGTATTTGCTAATGAATATACTGGATGTGCATTATCCATTGAAACTTTCTCAATTACTATTGCACTAAAAAATTCACTTCTGTTTGGCTCTCCTGAATGAATTATTAATTCATAATTGTCTTTAGGTATTTCTGTATACTTACTATTAGACATAGAAGTATTTTCTGCAAACAATCTAAAGTTATTTACGAACCCACCTAATTTAGAACCTAACTTAAACTCATACTCTTTCTTTTGTAAAAGAATTTGAGAAGTATTAAGTCCTTCTCTACTGTTGTTAATTTCGATTGCTCTGTTAACTTGGTCTTTATATGTATAGAAAATTTTAAAAGGCTTAGTTAACATCATTAAGATAAACTGAGTGAACGGATATTCACTTGAACGTCTCCATGCCATTTCTACTGGAGAACCGTCACCGAATTCCCAATCTTCACTTAGACCACCAATCTCATTATTAGTAATCTGATTATTAAAAAATAAATTGTTGATATCTATCAAATCACCGTTGTTATCAACTGGTACTGGAAGATTTGTAATATTATTAATTGCAAATAAATCATTCCAAAAAGTAGCATCTGTAAAATCTGAACCATACGTTGTTCTAAAGTTTTCAGGCTCTTGTGATAGTCCTAATACTTTCCAAGGTTCTTCGAGAGGATTGTCAGTATTATAGGCAAACTCAAATATGCCACGCCAATGTCCTGGAGAGTTTGCGTCTTTAGTTCTATAGTTCCATGTTTTCCAATCATTAGGATCAAATGAAGTATTTTTTAAATCATCTATGTTGTTTCTAATCATCCACTTTTTAAAGAAAGGATACATCGTATATTTCTTTTCAGAATTACTCCAATCTCCATCAGATGCGGATTGATATACTCCATAATTTATAGCATCTATTTCTGTTCTTTCGATATTCTTATCTAAGTTATTCCAAATAAAAGTTTCAAACATCAACATGATTGAATCTGTTCTGTCACCATATGTAGCCATCAATGAACCATCATGACCTCTTACAAAGTTTACATTATTTGTATAGTTTTCATCTACTACTATTTCAGGTTTGTATGCTGGATTTATTTTTAGATATGTAGCACTTGGTGGAATGAATGTTTCTTTTATACTGTCATATCTTCTTACAACTATTTTACTAGTACTTGCAACCGCTTGTTTAAATGTTATTTCGTTACCTGTATCTGATATAGTATAATCAACGTCTAATCTTTGTAGTACATTGTCTCTGAAAATTGATACACTTCTATCTTCTCCGAATGGTAATAATTCTACTGGAACAACTTGTTCTTTAGCATCAGGTGTTATCGTTACTTCTGCTTCTTGGTAATGAGAATATATCTCACCGTGATTGATTATATCAAGTTTATCGAATATGCTAATACTATCTCTCTTTGATAAAGAAATAGTGTCAAGTGCTTCTTCAAGTATCATTAAATCTGTTTTAGATGAACTTCCTGAACCATTTAAGATTTCTCTTATAGTAGTTACTAGTTTGTTTTTATAACCTTGATATGTTGTTGATAAAAATTCAACTGCTTTAATTGGATCATAATCATCCCTAGTTAAGGCAAAAAACGCATCCTTAACATCAACTGAGTTTGTGACTAGCACACTTCCTCTATTGTTAAGTGTATTTTTTTGACCCGGTGTTGTTAGTTTTCTAAAATTATTAAAACCATTTGCATCACCTGTAAGCCCAGGAGCAGTTTCTACTATTCTTAAAAAGTGTTCGTAGACTAGTGAATAAGATAAGTTTGTATTTGTATAAGATTTGTTATCAACATTAAATTCTATTGAATGATGAAGTCTTTGAAAACCAGTGTCTCCGTCATTTACTACAGGACTATTAGTACAATAGTCAACATATACAAAACCTTCTGGTGCGTTATTTAAAGTTACAAGATTGTTAGAAACATCAACTACGTAATTAGTTGGGTTGTTTACGTCTGGATTAAGCCTTTGTAATTTTATACCATCAACATATACGTCTACTGCATTTTCAGTTTTAGGTTTTTGTGATAATGTTAGTGTTGTTCCTGCTTCTCTTCCAAATTCTTGTCTAAAATTTCTATAAGGAAATATAGTATCAATGTATATTTTAGTTGTTTGTCCGTTTAAATCATACTGCTGGTCGTCTTCAATATCTACAATAAATTGAAACTCACTTAAGTAGTCTCCTGACTTCATAAGAGGAACAAAGCCTAATTCTTGGTCTGCGTTATACAATGTGTCATCACCTAATACATATGAAAATATTTTTGCATTTGTATCGGTTATTAGACCATCTTTGTCATATATTTTAAATGTAGGAAAATCCCAATTTGAATTTGCGTCTTTGCCTAAACTATCATTACTAAGTTCAATTCTAGCATCGAATTCGATAATAGGTCTTTTCGCTTGTTCCATATACTCACCACTATCCTCTGTGATGAGAGTTTTAATATCTTCATAGTGATACCATTGATTTTCATTAGACCACCAGTTATCCACTGCGAATAAATTCTGTGAGTCTCTGGCGATTGTAACATAGTGCTTTTTATTGCTACCAGTTATAGTTGAATGAAATCCTGGCTTTAGCCAATAGTACATTTCAAAGTTAATAAATTTATCTAAATCAATCGGAATATTAATTGTTTTCTTTTGTGTATCAAATAATCTTCTGTGGTCGTTTGTTAATGCACCCTTATTGAATAATGAGTTAAGCATATCTTCGTAAAAAACTTTATCATACGAACTTGCATAGACTGGTTCTAGTCCGTAGTTTTCACGATTAAATGCATGTGGAGGGAATGTTAGATAGATATCTTCTTCTTTGTTTATTCCCTTTTCTTTTCTTCCTATGTATGCTCTTGTTTTTTCAACTGAGCCTTTAGAGAATGCTCTTTCTAATGTACCTTCAAAGATAGTTTCTAATTCACTATTCTTTAAATGTCCTGGAAGAAAGTCATAAATTTTATTCTTAGCCATTGTTTGTTACATCCTCGCCTTGAAGTTCTGATGTTGAAATTGCTGAAATGATTTTAACATTTTCTGATGTAGTAACACTTAAGAAAATTTCATTTGGTTCACTAGTAATACTTAGTAAGTCTGTAAACTCACTAGTAGAATATTTAGGTGTTATAACGACACTTGCAATATAATCTCCAAGTTGTTGATGTAAATATGATGCTAATTCTGAGAAGTAGAACGTATCGCCAAACTCCCAATTATCAAGTGCAAAGTATTCGTTTACTTTTGCTGACACGGCTGTTTTAACTTCACTGTCTGTGTATGCAGTTCCTGACTTTTTAACAACTTTAAATGTTGCTTGATTTTCAGGAGTAGCATATGCACCAAATAAGTATTTAAACTTAACTGGTATATATGATATGTGGTCTGCGATTGCTGACTTAGGTTCAATGCCGCTCATTAGAGATTTTAATTCATAATTGTTTGGAGAAGTTGGGATTTCTGTTTTAAATCCACCAGCTATCCATTGATTAACTCGTCTTACATAATCACTTGTAAGAACATACATATCAACAATATTACTTGTGCTAGGATCAATTCTTTTATCTATATCTGCATAGTGATCCCATCTGTAACTCATAAATTTGTCTTCAACAAAACTCTTGCCGTCAACTACTGAATATTCATAAGCACCATAATACATTTTACTATTAGGACCAGTAACTACTTCATTGTGTACAAATGAATTTGTCCAAACACCTGCTTGATATAAGTACCAGTCATTATTATCAGTGTTGAACCATAGAGTATATTCTGGTCTTTGGTCTCTTGGTGCTATCGAATTGTTTGCCGCCGGGCCTGCTGTTGCTGTTTTTGCCGCTCGGTGTAAAGTTATATTGAGATTAGGTTCCATGTATGACTCTTGTACGAATTTAGAAATACTAACATTCCCTTGTGCATCTGTAGAGTTGAATATATTTAATATTCCGTATGGATTACCTTTTGTATCAAGTGTTAATAGCTTAACTTTTTTTGCATCATCGTAACCAGTATTGATTCTAAAATCGTCATAAACATATGCACCAGTAGTCGCATAAGATGATGTTTGTGTTTCAACACCTTTTGCTACTTCGATTTCTGCTACAACTTTTAGACTAAAATCGTTTAAGTCTGTTGTTGCACTACCATCACCGATGAATATATCAAATAAACTTCCTACTCCAGGATCTATAGTCCAGAAAATAATTTTATATGCACTACCTGAACCTGCTACTAATTCTAAATGTTCGTTATCAACTATATTGTCATTAGCATCTTTAACAATCATATTGCTTTGTGTTATAGACTCTGATGTTGAAAAATTAAGTTCACCATATGCAAGTTGTCTAAATCTAACATCATTAGGTATATTATCTGCACTGGTTATACCATCACCGCCTGTTCCATCTGCTAACACTCCCCAATTCTTAAAAGGATATGTAAACGTAAACAAGTTAGTGTTTGTATCAAATTGTGTAATAAACTCTCTTTGTACACCTGTCATACCAAACGTAGCACTAGTTGTAGTTTCTCCTGACGGTAACGCACTTATATCAATCCATAAAAAGTTATTTGTCGTTGGTGCCGTTCCAAAATATGATAATGAAGGCTTACCTTTGAACCCATATGTATTTTCTAAGTTAGTGCTTGTTACAGTACTGAATGATGCTTCTGCATTTGCAACTGCCTCTGCTGATGTATCAGTTACGATAGGTATAGTATCTGATGAAATAAATGTTTCTGTTGATGAACTCACTGCTGAGTCATCTTCAAGTTTTGTAGTACTTGCAATAAACTGTGAAATGTCTGCAACTTCAAGAGATATAGTATCTTGTGGCTCTGCACCGATAATACTATCTCTAGGTGCTGTTGGACTTGTAACTGCATCATCTGGTAAATCATATGTAATGCCTACTGGAGATACCAACTGATGTACATATTTTGTTGGTGTAAGTGGGTTGTCTATATTAACAGTCTCAGGATCTATAAGTTCATAATTGTCTCTTGCGCCTGTATGTCTGTATACTGCATCAAATGTTCCACCACCCGATCCGTTACTTTGGAAATTAGTAACTGGTGCATAACCTATTGTTACGATATCATTATATTTTGTATCTGGTAAAACATTTAAAGAACCACCATCATAGTAGTTAATTAAAATTTTATCTCTTTGTGCAAGATTTGTTTCATTGTCTACGACAATATCTTTGTTGCCATAGTAAAATTTTACTTGGTCGTAACTTTCAAATACTACTCTCTTACCAGTAAATTTAGCAGTGTACATGGCTTCACTTGCACGTATACCTGCATTATATTTAAATTCTAAACTAATTTTATCTGCTAAACTGGCTGGTGTTACACCATCCCAAATTTTCCATGTCCATAAATCAGTTGCATTATCTCTTACGTCATAATATATAGTAAACGTTGTAGCATCGTCATTGATTTTTGCTTTAACATCGGAAATTTCTGTAATTCCTAAACCTGTATCTTCAATGAACTTTGTTCTATATCCTCTTATAGCAGTTTTTACAGTTCCATCTTCTGGTATAATTTTATCCAATACAACAGAACTAGGGTCTACTGATAGACCTGATGAATTTGGATTTACTACTCGTACAACACGTGCATAATATTCACTACCTGATGTTCCTACTAGATGTAAGTAATCGCCTTGTGCTACACCCCACGGTGCGCCCGAAACACCATCGATTTGTAAATTGTTTAAATCACTTTTAGTATATGTTTCGTTTACAACTTTATTTGCACTAACATCGTTTTTATATAAGAAGTGATACTTATTAAACAATGATGCATGACCTAATGCTCTTGACATTTCATTTCTAACAAAGTCATCTGCATCTCCGCTGGTTCTATTAAAGAACAATGAAACGCTAATTGGTTCATCTTCGACAAAAACAGAACCATCTGTACCTGTGATACTTAAATTTGAATGATGTCCTGTAACATCATCCATTTCAAAGTAACGAGAATTACCTGCAAAACTTGTGTTGACTGCTTTTAATTTTTTTACAATGTTGTTACCTAGTGTTAAAGGATAAACATTGTAATCTTGTGCGTTAACCATTCTGTCTTGTGAATAGTATGCCTTCTGTGCAATTCTTCTTACACTTGTAAATGTTTCACCTGCAAAGTTTTCACCAAAGTCTTTGGTGCTTGCCATAGTAATTGTTAATCTGTATGTTTTGTCATCTGCACCTACATATGGAATAGATATAGAAACATTATCAATATCTCCTGACTGAATAGAAAAGTTTTCATTCGTAACTGTTCTAAACCATGCTCTATAATCTCCAAAAGCCGCATTGCCAAATATACCATCTGGATATCTTAATTCTATTGTGTTATTTGTTCCAGTTGTTACGTGTACAAGGTCACCATTTCCTGTTCTAAGAGAATTGTATATTGCAGTTTCACGTGTATCATTATCTACTTTAGTAACAGAAGATTTGTATAATAAATCTGAGTCTAGTTTTTGTATCCAAACATCTGTATTAGAAATATTTTCATTAGTGACTGATTCCACTCTGTTAGACATTTTAACACCATAAGAAAAGTTTTCAAATTGCAATGTTCCTGCTTTTGCCAAAACAAAGAAACCTGTTCTATCTGATGCTGGTCCTAGATTATCGTTTCTATTAATGATTGTGAAATTTTTATCAGTTAGTGGTTCGCCTTCTATGATTTTATCATTTTCAAAACTTGCTCTAACTGCCTCAAATCTTCTATTCGCTCCTGCTACATTTGATGTGAATGCATAAGCAATAGACTTTGATGAAAGTGCTTCATTTATTTCATACAAATAGTTTTCTACATTACCAACTGTTAAACTTGCACTAGGGTCTTGAATTTTTGTATTTTTATTGAAAGAAGAATTTAGAATTGTAGTGAACTTTTCATACCAGTCAACATCATTAGAATCGTTCCAATTAACAACATTACCGGCGAGAGAATTACCTTCGTTGTCTGCAACATCTTCTGTAGTAGTTACGCTTGTGATTTTCATCATACCACTTGCATTGATTGGTCTTGTTTTTATATAACCAAGTGTTCTTGCCATACGTAAAATACTTTCACGGCGTTCAGCCGTATCCATAAAGTTTTCACGTGTGTTCATGTCATTTCTAAATGCTAGTGAATGACCTAAATATGCTACAAGGTCTAAAATCGCAATGAATTCAGAACTTGCAATAAAATCATTAAATTTTTCTGGATATGTCTTATTGATGTACGCAAGTAAACTTTCACGTATTGTATCGAAATCATAAGACTTCAAACTCACGTTACTGAAAGCAGTGTATACACTGGTCCAGCTTTCACTTGCAAATAAGTTATCTACTCTTTCTTGACTCATTTTCTATTCTCTCTTTAAATCTATCGTTAGTGTGATTGGTTCTTTTTCTGGAAGAACTGCTACACTGATAGATGCTGTGACTGTATGTTCACCTTCAGTTATGTTAATCGACTCTAAATTTACTCTAGGTTCATCACTGATGATGTTTGTTAAATCTTCTTCAATAAGTGTTCTTGTGTTAGGAGTTAATGGTTCGAATATCATATCGTGTATAATAGACCCATAAGTAGGCATCATCACTCTTTCCCCTTTACGGGTCATGATATGGTTCATTAAATCTTCTACAACTAACTCTTTTCCAGTTAGTGTATGATTAATTGCTTGTTTATTTTTAGTACTAAAACCTATAAATCTTGCCATTATATACTCTCTTTACTTATTAAGAGTATTTATCATTGTATAAACTTCGAACTTTTTGTATTGACTTTTTATTTTGTTTACTATATAATCTTCAATAATCATAATAAAAACGGAGAATAAATAAAAGTATGCCTAATTTAGTACCAATGGTCGTAGACCAAACTGCAAATGGAGAACGTAGTTTTGATATATTCTCTCGTTTGCTTAAAGAAAGAGTTATATTCTTAACAGGTGAAGTAAATGACTATCAGTCAGACTTAATCTGTGCCCAATTTCTATTCTTAGAAGCAGAAAATCCACAAAAAGATATTCATTTTTATATCAATTCACCAGGTGGGGCTGTAACAGCCGGCATGGCGATATACGATACAATGCAATTTATTAAACCAGATGTTTCAACAATGGTCTTAGGTCAAGCATGTTCTATGGGTTCTCTCTTAGCAACTGCTGGAGCACCAGGAAAACGATATATGTTACCTCATGCAAGACATATGATTCATCAACCTAGTGGTGGTGCTGGCGGTCAGGCAACTGATATGGAAATTCAAGTTAAAGAAATTCTGAAAGTCAAAGAAAGTCTTACAAATATCTACGTCAAACATAATTCAAAAGGCAAGACATATGAAGATTTCTATGCTGATATGGAACGTGATAAGTTCATGGGACCACAAGAATCCTTAGAATATGGGTTAATTGACGAAATTCTTAACGAAAGACCAGTCTAAAAAACTTGACAAACTAGCGATTCGTGTTACATTATTATCTTAGAGAGAGATAATAAATGATAAAAAAATTAGTAATCGCTGGTTTGTTTCTATCTTCATCTGCATTCGCAGATAGCTATGGATATAGCCACAAAAATCTCAAACACATTATGGATAACAAAACTGCCAACATGATGCAGTTTTCAGATAATTCTAAACATATGCCACATGAACGATTGGTGTTTGGAAACTTTCACGGTCGTGATGCATTAGAAATTACATTGAAACAATCTGACATAGGTAGCATAGGTGATGCAGGCCGTAATATGGGTTGGGGAAATGCTCAACGTATTCAAATACGTGAAAAAGAATACAAACGTGAAATGTTAGATGGAAAAGAATATTGGTACAAAGTTTCAGTATTCATGCCTAAGAATTTAGGAAGTGATAATCATACAGTTAGTTTATTTGATTTGAAATTGAGAAAAAATAAACAGGAAGGCACCCAAGTATTTTCATGGAATATCACTAATGATGAATTAAATTTTCAACTTGAAACTGGTGATTGGTTATGTTGGACACGTAAAATAGATGGTGGAGCAAATCGTAAACAATGCTCTTTTAAAGATAATTTTATTTCAATACCAAAAGACAACTATCGAAATAAATGGGTCGATGTTGTTATGCAAATCAATATGATTAAAGGAAAAGAACTATTTCGTGTGTGGGCAAACGATGAACTAATATTATCATTTGCAGGCGATATCAATCCTTTTGGTCGTGAATTGGGATTTAAGTTTGGATTATATAGGCATCATATGACTACTAAATTAAAAGATGATGTTGCATATTATTCTGATATCAAACGAGGCAAATCTTGTTCTGATTTGAATGTGAATTGTGATAAGTTTATGAATGATTTTTCTGGTCTAGGTGCATTTAATATGCAAAAAGTACTACATGTAGAGAAATACGTAGAAAATAATGGGCCTAAACTAAGATTTAATGATATTTGTTATAAAAAAGAGTGTGAAAACTTGACAGAATAGCGAATCGTAGTATAATATACTTATATTGAATGAAAGAGAGGACTAAAATGACTACATATCAAGAAGTTGCAAACGAGGCAAAAGCAAAGGCTGTACAAGCAGTTGATACATTTTTTAATGATGTTTTAAAAGGTGAAGACCAATATGCATGTGGTTTTGCATGGGTTACTGTTTATCCTGAAAACAAGGGTAATACTAAACTTGGTAAAGCTGAACGTAGAGGTTTAGAATCTATTGGATTTAAAAAAGACTGGACAGGCAAGGCTTGGCAGTTGTGGAATCCAGGTGAGTATAGAGGTCAAAACATTGACGCCAAAGAAAAAGGTGCAGAAGTTTATGCTGAGGTAATGAAATCATATGGTTTCAAAGCATATGCTGGTTCAAGGTTAGACTAAAAACTTGACAGATTTGCGAATCGTGTTATTATAATTACATAATCAAAGAGAGGGAACTATGAAATTTAAACTATATCAAATTCATCTTACAGATGCAGAAGTTGACCAAGTTAATGCTGAAGGTCATGATAGTGTTCACAAGCAATCACTAAAGTTGGACATGAGCCTTTCTAGTCGTAAAGACACTTGTGAAGTTGCTGGTGAGGCATTCAAACTAGGTTATTATACTCACGTTAGTAATATAACTGCTGAAGGTCTTGAAGATGTATTTCAAATAGGTAACATTGGACCAGAAGAAAACATTGAGCGATTGGCTCCTATGTATTCTGTTAGTGTTGGTGACATCGTAGAAGATGAAGATGGCAACAAATCTGTTGTTGCGAGTTTTGGTTTTAAAGAGGTGGCATAATGGCAGTAGTTCAAAAAAATAATGTTCGTGAATATAAAATCGATTTAGATAGTTCGGCTGGTAATGCTTTCTATCTATTGGGTACGGCACAAGGTTTGTGTCGTGACTTAGGACTTGATGGTAATCAAGTTATCGATGAAATGAAATCAGGAGATTATATCAATCTCTTAAAAACGTTTGACAAATACTTTGGTAGTATTGTCACTTTGGAAACAAGTAACGAAGAATATCTTCAAGCATTTAATTAAGAGAGGAAATTAAAATGATTACACTTTTTAACGTAGTATGGTTTGTATTTGTTGGTTGGTGGTCTGCACTACTAACTCTAATAAGTGCAGGATTTATGGCTCTAACTATTATCGGTTGGCCTATCGCAAAGTCTTTATTTAATTTTGCAAAACTTAACGCATTCCCATTTGGAAAGAAAGTTGTTCGTGAAACAACACTTAAGGCAGAAGGCGAAGTTTCTAATATTCGACAAGTATTTGGTATGGTTGCTAACATACTTTGGTTGCTTACTTTTGGTTGGGTGTATGCAGTACTTTACGTGATATTTGGTATTGTATGTTTCTTTACTATCATAGGTATACCAGCTGGTATCGTTTATGTTCGTTCAGCAAAATTTATACTTTGGCCAATTGGCGCAAAAGTAGTTTCTGATGAAAAGTATATGGCTAGTGTTGTTGCTAATGAGATTGACCGAAGAGCAAATCTTTCTAAAGGTAACAATGTAACTGTGAACGTTACAAACACAAATACTGGAGTTGCTTAACTAAAACCAGGAACGAAACTCCACATCTTAGAAGTTTTTATTTTCATAGCGGCTAGTTTTTCATCAAACTGGCCGTTATTCTTTTTTATATTAGTCTGAATTTCATCTGTGATATCATACCACTTTTCATTATTGATTAATGCAA